GCGAAAAATAGTTTGTTTTTTATTTTGTTTTATGCTAAAAGTTTTTCTATCTTTGCTTCATCAAAATCAAAGATAAACAAAATGAAAACAAATAAACTACAATACAGAATCTTAACTTCAGAAGGATTAGCAAAATATACAGGAACAACAATCGGATCTTGGTTCACTTTAGAAGATGCAAAGAAATTAGTTAACCGCAACAACGGAGAAATGATTTATAAGTTTTCAATGCAAACAATGACACGCCTTTTTGAAATATTATAATCTAAAACCAAATAATCAAAAACAAAACAAAATGAACACACAAACAATCACAGCACAAATCAACGCACTAATCAACTCAGTAGAATTTCGTCAGCATTGTGCAAACGTTGCTAAAGAAACTGGAATTACTCCAAAAGAATGGAATGAAAATAAAGGAATGATTATTCATTCATGGGCTATTGAAGTAGTTTGCAATACTAAATCTAAATAATCAAATGAAAAAACAACTACTCTACATCGCGCTCTTATTCGCGGCAATGTTAATCGCAGGAACGATTGACGAACAAACAAGACAACTAGAACAAACACCAAACCACACAACAAAATGAAAGTAGAACTAATCGAAGAAGAATTTTACAACCAAACAATCTATTGGTTAAGAATTGACGGATCGTATGTAGCCAAGAAAAAAACGTACGAAGAAGCCAAAGAGGAATTCGACAAGGCAATTAACTTCCAGTCAAAAACAACAATTTTAGAAACAAAAGAAATTTAAAACCCAAAAACAAAATGAACAATGAAAAACACTATTACGCAACTCCGCTTCTTTTTGAAAGCGACATTCACGAAATTAAAAATGCAATCATTATTGCCCAAAATTATTATGGCGATAAGGGAATTGGAACATTGGATAGGCATGATTATTATCAAGCGCGAATTGAAGAACTTGAACGAGTATTCAACAAATTTGATTCAGCGGTTTGGAAGGAACTACCAGAACCACCAAAAGAAATCTAACTTTGTTTGTGTTTCTTCGTCAGCGTCTGCTTACAACCTAACGCACAACGAGATATCAGCGAACATCGAGAAACATCAAAAACTTTCGGAAGCGCGTTGGAACGACCAACTAATTGAATACATTTGTAACCACTAAAATCAAAACTATGTACTGTCCTAAAATCACTTACTGCTTCAACGACGACGACATTCGCACGTTGAACGAAAGAATTAAATCAATCGCAAACAACTACAACGACGACCAAACAGGTTGGTTTGAAGTAGACGAAACACAACACCTCGTATTCGTTGACGAGCAAGACAATATGTACACAATCAGTTTGCGCGGTCGCTTCTGGAAGCAAGACGATCCTGAATTCGACTTGGACTTTGTCACACTCGAAAAAGACGGTATCTCGTTTAGCTTCGACATTAACATCTTTGACGACCATATTTGACAATGGGTTACTACAAAAGACAAAGCGAGGAAGAACAAATGTCGCAGAACGAATGGTTCTGGCAGAACGAAGAAACAAAGCTCGCGAATAAATTTGAAAATTATATAAATCAAAACCAAATAAACAACAACATGAGCATCATTGCCCAACAAACAAACAACGGAAGCGGAGGACAAACAGTTCCCGCAGGTACGCACGTCGCACGTTGCTACCAAATTATTCACATCGGAACAATCCTCGACACTTATCAGGGCGAAGAAAAGCTGGTAAACAAAGTTCGCTTGGTATTCGAACTGCCTTTGGAGTTAGCCGACTTCGGTAAAGGTGAACAACCGTTCTCAATTGGTCGCGACTTCACATTGTCAATGCACGAAAAGAGCGGATTACGCGCATTCGTTCAAGGTTGGTTAGGCAAAGCATTCAGCGACGCTGAAGCTGCTAAATTTGATATTAGTACTTTGATCAGCAAAGAGGCAATGGTCTCAGTAATGCACCGCGCAGCGGCCACAGGTAGAACCTACGCTGACTTAAAAGGGGCGTCGCCATTAGCTAAAGGCATGGTTTGCCCCCCTCAGGTAAACGAATCCTTCTTATTAGACTACGATTCTCAAGACTTTGATTTTCTTTTTAGATTATTGCCTGAATGGTTGCAAAATAAAATAAGCTCTTCAAAAGAATTTAGTGATCGCTTAGAGCGCTCTGTGGCGTCCATAAACAAGGCTAAACAAATGCTTGAGGCAAAAGGCTTAGCTAGCCCATCACAGTCAGAAGGAACTGACGATATGCCATTCTAAATTAATAAGATGTTATAAAAGGCGTTTATCTCATACATAAGCGCCTTATATGGCACTTAATGAATCAAAAACAATACAATCAAAAATCAAATGAAAACAAAAAAGAAATTTAACATTGAAAGAGTTCGCGAATTTTGTGCCTTAATAAACTCGGGCCAAAGCCCCTCTGTAGCCTTAAAAAATATGAACAGCTGCCAAGGATATAGTGTGCCATTAAAAGAGGCTGGCTTCTATTGGAAAGAAAAAAATGGTAAGTATAAAGCTGCAGAAAGAATTAGAGCGGATCGGTATTTACTTTTTACTGAGAAAAAAAATGAGTACAATATTAAAAAAATTAATAAGTCCTTTGTAAAGCAGCCCACTTTATTTTGCCAACCAAAACAAAAAGCAATAAAGCGACAGCCGCAATTTTTTCAAAACAGTCCAGTAGCAATAACCTCTATAAAAAACACGGCCCCTGAAGTTGTGCTTGTTAAAAATAAATTGTCCTTCATCCAACGCGTGGTAAAATCTCTTTTCAAATTATGAACAAACAAATCTATTCAACACCCTTCGGTCGTCTTGTCAAGATAAACTTCAAAACGTTAACCAACTTCAAAGCAGCTTTAAGAATCAGTGATCCAACGGCACGTCTTTACGTCGCACACCCAGAGCGAATGAGAATCAAAGACTTCAACAACATCTGCCTTCACACAGGATTGTCACGCGAAGAAGTATTCAGCACATTCACACCAACCAAATTAATAAACGAGGAAAATGACTAACGAACAAATAAGACAGGAACTAATCGACATGATTCCTTTCCGTCACATGGAACGATTCGAAACACTTTGGTTGATGCTTACGCCACGCTACGAACGATTGACAACAGAACAAATCAAGATTCAACAGGAACTGGAGAACGAAAGAGAAATGTTTTGGTCAGCACTCGAAGACATAACGTGCAGCGTCTTGGGAATACCATCGCAGCAATTGTACACACCAACGCGACGACGTGAGATAGTAACCGCACGTCAAGTAATCTTCTTTATTATCCGTCCTTGCTACCTTCAAAGCTATGAATCAATAGGAAAGCATTACGGCAAGGATCACGCAACGGTTATGCACGGAGTGAAGCAGGTGAGCTGGCAAATAGAGTGCGACAAGAACTACGCAGCCAACGTTGAGCGCATTTGTTACCTGTTAAATGATATGGGTTATGCTAAACCAATGAAGTTTTATACTAAATTTGTCGAGCATTTAGAACATCAAAAAGAAATCAAACTTAAAAAACAACTAAAAAGAAAATGAAAAGTGAATTGACATTCTGCCCCAACTGCGAAAGCAAAGAACTCGGAGAACGCGTAGACGAAATCTTACGCAACCAACAACTTCAAGACTGGGACACCGCCTATGAATACGTCGATGACGAAGGAGAAATAAAAGTATGCTTCGATTGCCAGGAGTGGGACGACGCAGACGACGACGCGAAAGGTGAAGGTTGGGACTAACTAAAAAATAAAACATGATGCTAATTTTACAACTCAAAAAGAGAATTGAGATTCTCGAAGCGAAGACAAACGAGCAGGAACAAAAGATAAACGACATACTTATTCGCTTATCAGTTCCAACAGCTCCAACGCTTATACCGAAGGATAAGAAGTCGCCATTTAAGAAGCCAACGGTCGTTGAGATATACGACTACGCCTGTGAGAAATTAAGCAACGACGACGCGTTGAAGTTTACCGAGAAATTTCACGCTCACTACGAAGCGAATGGTTGGAAGGTGGGACGCAACGCGATGAAAGACTGGAAGGCTGCCGTGCGTAAATGGGACTTAACTACTTTTGTAACTACAAACCAACAAACTAAAATCAAAAATGGAAAATTCGATTCCGATGCTGCGCAGCGCATCTACAACGACGCTCACAACTACACAAAGGATTGATCGTGCCGAACGCGAAAGCGCGTTTGTAGCCGACTACGAACTCCCTGCATTCGTTAAGTTATGTTCGAAGGTATGCGCTATGTACGGCATCGCACTTCCAGAAGCGCAACTGTTGCAAATGTTGCACGAGTTTATAGGCAAGCACTTTCGATGGGTTACGTTCGAACACTTCAACCTTGCGTTTGAATTGAATGCAGCAAATGAACTTGACAAAAAGTGTGAGCATTATGGAGCGTTGAGCGTGTCTTTTATAGGTGACGTGTTGACGCATTACAAACCACACCGCGACAAAGCAAACCTACAAATACAACGCGAAATTGCGGAATCAAAAGAGGAACAAAACAAACAATTAAAAGAGAGCGAAATGGCGGTAAACGATGATAGCTGGAGAAGGATGCTTGCGGAAGACTTGCAGAACTATAAGAAAGGAAAATATACGGTCATTGAGATTCGTGCGGTGTCTTTGATGCGTTGGTTGGAAGAAAGCAAGATAATAAACGCTGACACCTTCACCGAAGAAGAATATCGGTTATGCAAAGCAAAGGCAAGAAAGAATATCTACTTCGAACAACAGTTGGTTCAGTCAATGGTTGACCGCATGAGCGATCGCAAGCGAATGTTGCTTAAAGAGTCAATATCGTTTGAGGGCATGCGTGAGCTTTATAAATTATACTTAAAAAAACAAACTTTAGCATAAAATTATTATCTTAGCATTATGAATAAATATTTCACACTTCTAAAGTCAATTCTAGAAAATGGCGAATTGCAAAAAAATAAAAAAGGTGATATTAAGTTTTTAATAAATCAAGCAATTTCTTTTAATGAGCAAGAATTAATAAGCTTATTCAGCGAATACAAAGTTGCTAAACAAAAACTAGAAATTGAATTAGATCTTTATATGCAAGGCGAAGATGACATTGCAAAATATAAAGATCAAGGCATACACTGGTGGGACTACTGCTTACCAAAATTTGTTGGGTCATATCCACAATATTTTAAGAAGCTGCCAAAGCTGATTGATAAAATAAACCTGGAAAAAAGAAATTCAAAAAATTATGTTTTGTTTATAGGAGATTCTGAAGTTGAAACAAATCAGCTGCCTTGTTTATCTCTTATACAATTTCAAATTGCAAATAATAAATTGGACGTAACAATATATCAAAGAAGTGCTGACAGCAATTTGGGTTTGCCGTCTGACATTTATCAAATGTATGTTTTGTCTAAAAAAATTGATCTGCCATTAAATAGCATAACTTTTTTTATTGGAAACGCTCACGTATATTCAAACAACATAGAGAGCACCGAAAACGTAATTAATAATCAACCATATAAATTTAACTTAAACACATGAAACAATCCCTTAAACAGCGCCTAATGGAGCTTAACAAAGACAATAAGTCTTTAACTGAAATTTGCGATCAATTATCGGAAGGCCAGGAGAACAAAGTAAACCGTAAATCGGTGTCTTGGTATTTAAGCCAGCTTAAAAAAAGTAAGTAATTATTTTGGCATACAGACCACACTACCTGCCGCGCCAAATAGAGGCGTTAAATTACTTGAACACCGATAATATTGTTGAGCAATTATTATACGGCGGCGCGGCAGGCGGAGGCAAAACAAAATTTGGCTGTATGTGGCAGATCCAACGACGATTAAAGTATCCGGGCACAAGATCGCTTATTGGGCGTAGCAAACTAGACACGCTTAAAAAAACAACATTAAATACTTTTTTTGAAACAGCGGCCGAATTTGGTTTAATTGCAAATAAGCATTATACTTTTAACGGGCAATCTAATATAATTAAGTTTTTTAATGGCAGCGAAATAGTACTTAAAGATTTGTTTGCCTATCCCTCAAATCCGAACTTTGACCAGATGGGAAGCCTTGAAATTACAGACTATTTTTTAGATGAAGTTTCTGAAATTACCGAGAAGGCAGTTAATATTGTTCATTCAAGATGCCGATATAAATTAAACGATTTTAATCTTATACCAAAAGGGTTTCTTTCTTGCAATCCTTCAAAAGGTTGGTTGTATAATGAATTTTATTTAAAGAACAATCGGGATGAACTGCCCTTGCATCGTGCATTTGTACAAGCCCTTCCTCAAGACAATCCATTTTTGCCTAGTGCTTATATTGAATCTTTAAGAAGGCTTCCTGAGTATGACCGCAAAAGACTTTTAGAAGGCAACTGGGAATTTGATGATGACAGCGACAAACTATTTCAAACAGAAAATTTGCTTCGTATGTTCCGCAATGAATTATTAGAAGGAAAGAAATATATAACAGCTGACATAGCGCGTTTTGGCAAGGATAGAACAATTATATGTGTATGGGAGGGCTTAACTATTATTGAAATAATTGAGCTCAATAAAGCGGCCCTTGATGAAGTTGTAAATAAAATAAGGGCTGTGACAAATACACATAACATTTTATTGCAAAACGTTATAGCAGATGAAGATGGAGTTGGCGGAGGCGTAATTGACTTTCTTAAATGCAGAGGTTTTGTTAATGGATCAAAGCCAAAGCATTCTCAATACCAAAATCTCAAAAGCGAATGTTACTACAAATTGGCTCAATATGTAGAAGAAAACAAGCTCACTATTTTAGTCAATGGACGCAAAGAACAAATCGTGAAAGAGTTAGAAATGATTAAGCGACACCGTGCAGACGTGGAAGGAAAGTTAATGGTCACTCCGAAGGACGTAATCAAGAACCGCGAAGGTATTTCTCCCGACGTTGCCGACGCTATTATGATGCGTATGTACTTTGAGTTGAACCCAAGTTATGGACAGTATGTTGTAGGTTAAAAATAAATAAATATATTAGCATAATGAAACAAACACCACTTTACGAGTCATTAAAAATGACTTACGAACGCGAACGCGAAATTGTCAATTCAATGGCGACGTACTTTCAACAAGGAAAGATTTTAGGAGATATTCTCCTTGAACTTTCACAGCGCAAAGACATGAACGCAAAAGAGAAAATCTACTTAGCGTTAATGATAGGAAATATGATGTCTAAAAATGCAACAGATGAGGCAGAGTAGTATTGAATGGCTTATATCTGAATTTGAAAAACAAATTGAATTTAGACCTAACTCCGAATTAGATATTTGGTTTAAGGGGTTATTTCCAAAAGCCAAACAAATGCACGAAATGGAAATAATGAATGCTTATTTAGACGGTGATTCTAACGGTTGTGGTTGTTATGATTATAGCACAGAAGAAGACGCAAAAGAGTATTACAATTCAACAAATTTTATAAAAGATGGCGCAGAGCAAAACTAAAAAAGGAATATGTGTGTACTTACACAAAGACCTGTGGAACGAGATAGACGAAAAACGTGGAGAGAATAGTCGCAACATTTTTTTAAGCGAAGCAATCCAGTTCTCAATGAAGTTTTACGTCGAAGAATCTAAAGTAAAATTGAAAGAACAAACGTCGACAAAATAGCAACACTTGAAGTAAACACTAAAGCGTGGTTTCTGCGCTTTTTTTGTTTGTTTAACTTTTTGTTTTCAGACGTTAGATTGTTAATTTCTTCGGTCAACACCTCCTCTTTCTGTTCATAAGCATCAACCACTTCTTGCAAGTTGTTTATCTTTTCACCTTCAATGTTCAATTGTCCTTTGAGATTGTCAATAACGAGGGAATCGGAAGCAATAACGCTATCACAAGAGTTCACCAAATGGATGACATCCACAATAGTAATAGTATCTCGAATAATAATAGAATCACGAGTTCTTTTATAGGTGGTTTTGGCTGTAAGTTGAGCATCTTCATACGTTCGAAGTTGTTTGTATAGTTGTATTTGTTCTTGAAGCAAGCGGTCGTATTCACCAGCGTTGTAGTTTATGATGCTGTCTTGTTTTTGAACAATGGAATATGTGTCTTTTGCATCTTTCTTTCCCCAAATGTTCCAACACAAGACCAACCAAAGAATCGATGTTCCAATAAATAGCAAGATTGCTGCAAGTATATTTCTGTTCATAGTATTTGTCCTTCGTGTATTCTTAAATTCTTGACGCTGTAATTTCCATTTGTTCCTTTCTCAACTATTGCGAAGCCGTGGTTGTACTTCGAATAAGGGTTGTAGTCGGGAGATAATTCACTTAAGCAACCAACACCCCAACAAGTAATGAACTTGCCGTTAGCGTCCCTCTGGTTGTGTTCTGCTGTCTGGTGATGATGTCCGCAAAGAGCGGGCACCTTCGTCTTCATAAACAACCCACGCGCCACGTTGACCGAAGGAAGGAATTGCTTACCGAATTCATGTCCGTGAAAGATTGACAACTTACCAATATTCAATTTGCTCTTTCCGTCAATCCACGTTATGTTGTGTTTATCTAAATGACACAATGAAGCAAAGTCGAACGCGTCAATGACGAACAACTCAGGCGCTTTCACGCGCATATAACGCCAGTAGCGTTCTTCGTGGTTGCCTTCCTTATAGTAGATGTGAGCGGTTGGAAATTGTTTGCGTAACGTGTCTACAAACTGACGCATTGCATAAAGTTCGTCCTTGAATTTTCTTTTGCGTGGATCTTTAACAAAGTCGCTAATCATATGACAGTCTAACGCGTCACCATTTAGAATAACCGCGTCGCACCCTTGACGAACTCCTTCGTTTATTGCAACGGTTAATGCTTCGTTGTCCTGGTAAGGAATGTGAACGTCGCAAAGAATTAAGAACTTCGTTCCTTTAACTTCAACGTGTCTACGTTTTTTTGCGTACGACTTTGGAAGTGCAAACGGGTTCAATGGTCGTGGTTTTTCATCGAACAACTTTTTATCTACTGTTCCTTTCTTATTTAACGCACCTAACTTACCACGAATCATTCGAATAGTCGACCTTGCGTGGTCTATTGAATTGTATACTTCTGGATATTCAGCAAACAATTTCTTCGCAAGAGTAAGCGAAGGTGTTTTTTCAAACCGTGAACAGACTTCTTCAGCTATTATTCTCGGTGTTTTCTTCGTTGTTTCCGCCATTCTTTGTTTGTTTAGTGAATCT